CATTGTGGACTTAATTATGAGTGACTTCAATAGTAATCTAGCCATGGCCATGAATGAGTTACAATCTATGAGGGCTGATACTCAGCAGATGATGCAATCAATACAACCTTCCGCATCTGTTTCTGCGCCAGTTCACAATACTGGTGTATTAACCGGTAACATTACAACATCGGCACATCCACAACCTTTCGAGTATAAACCAATTCAAGGTGAAATGTTTACTGTAAGAAATAAGATATCAATGGAAATGTGGCAAGATATGCCACATGAACAAATCAAAAAACAGATGTTGTCTTTGATAGTGGAAGAACTAATGAAAAGTAAACACATTGAGTTCACCATGAAGAAAGACATTGCTGAACGAGATACAGTTAGTGTTGCAGCAAGAGTGTTTGTAGTACCTGATGGTCAAGTTAGATTATTAAGAGATAAAGGATATTAATTATGTTATTCTTTTTTAAACAAAAACCTATAGTCGTTGATGCATTCTGTACTGAAAAGGCCGCACAGGCCTATCAGTTTGCACCAATTGATTATGCTACCAAATTTTATCCTGATTGGTGGAAAAGATTACCCAAAAATGGGTTTGATTGGGATATTATGAAACCAGCCAACAACATGAAAAACTGTGTTGGTATGACTAATGAATATCAAAACAGTTTAATAATTCCTATGTGGTCAGACCTTGCTGTTAAATGGGAATCACAAGAGAAGTGGAAATATCAATATTCGGATGGTACTAGTCATGCAAGTTCACATCCAGTTGAACAACGAGGAGATTTTAAGAAAGATCATTTTCAATTAAAAATAACTTCGCCTTGGTTGATAGAAAGTGAAAAAGATATTTTATTCCAATGGAAAGTACCATATTATAATTTCAATGAACAATTACCTTATGATGTTTTACCTGGAACTTTAGAATTTTATTATCAACACGCTTCGCATATTAATTTGTTATTGAAACCTGGTGTCAGCCAAAATATTATTATAAAGTTTGGAACTCCTATGGTACACTTGAGACCTCTCTCTGAAAGAAAGGTAGTATTAAAAACACATTTAATTACTGTACAAGAATATGCAAAAAGAAATTTATACGCATTGAGACCTACATTTACAAAATCATATACACATTTGAAAAAAAATACAGAAACTAAAGAAAGAAAATGCCCGTTTGGATTTGGTAAATAATTATGATACCATACTTAGATTACCGTGAAGCCAAGAAGCGTTTGGACAATGCCAAAGAGACCATTGAGTTAATGGGTGGTGAATCGGAATGTCCTGATATGGTATTGGGTCAGAGAGATTACCTTGAGTTAGAAGTGGAATACTTCCGTATAATCAATGGTAGATTTAATGTTGGCCTATTGATTGGTGCCTTATTGTGTGTTATACTATATGTTCTACGTTACTATGGAGTTATGAATGTTTAAGTCTTTGATTGAGTTCTTAAAGAAGCATTATACCATTCTTATCGGTTTGGTATTGATTGTAATGATTGGTTATGTGCAGTTTCAGTCATTGATTAACCCACCTGAGTTACAACAATTCAAAGGTGGTATTCAAAATCATTTGGTCTGGAATATTAAAGGTGAGTGCTATTTTGTTCGTCCACATACCACTAGCACCACATATCTAATTAGGGTAGAGGACTGCGATAAGGGAAATAAATGAGAACCAATAAAGATTTTAGATTGAGTAAAAGTACCAAGCGTACCCTTGCAATGATGCCAGTATCCACTCGTGGTCATTGGAAAGGTATGATGATTCAAGCAGAAGTTGCAGAGAAGAATGCCAAATTGGCAAAGATTAAAGAACCTAAGGGAGAGTAAGATGAGTTTATTTGTTGAAGTTGAATCAGTAGAAAAAAATTGTAAAGTAATCATTAACCTTGATGAAGTAATCGAAATTGCTCCTTTGATTGAAGGTGGTTGTGCTTTGTTCTTTGTTGATGGTGCCTCTGTTGGTGGTAAAACATCATACAAAGTAAAAGATTCTTATGAGGCCTTCAAACAGTTCGCTATGGAAACGGTGACTGCTGATGCTGTTGCAGCTAAAGTTAAATCGTTAAAGAAACAAACTGGTCCAAAAGAACCAATTGAAATTCCAGTACTTGGTATTCCAAAATAATGAATGACTTGTTGGTAACAACATTTGGATGGATTCGTGACGATTGGCGTTCTCATAAACTTAGGTTTATCATTGAGTTGCTTGCTTGGGCTGTTAGTATTGGTTGCTCTCTTACTATGGCACTTACCGTTCCGAATCCCCCTTTACGTCTCATGTATCCTGTTTGGATTAGCGGTTGTGCTATGTATGCTTGGGCTGCTTACACTCGCAAATCTTTTGGCATGTTGGCTAACTATATTTTGTTAGTTAGTATTGATAGTGTTGGTTTAATTAGAATGCTTACCTCGTGAATATTTTTTATTTACATAATGATCCCAAAGTGTGTGCGCAGATGCATAACGACAAACATTGCATCAAAATGATTCTGGAATATTGCCAGCTATTATCTACTGCACACCGTGTATTAGACGGTGTTGAAACCATTGGTCTTTCACCATCAGGTCGTAAAGCCAAGCGTTGGGTACTTGCTGATGACAGAAATGATATACTCTACTCAGCAACACACATGAACCACCCATCCGCAGTTTGGTGCCGTGCCAACCTAGAAAATTATCTATGGTTACATTTATTATTGGTAGAATTGTGTGCAGAATATACCTACAGGTATGGTAAAGTACACAAGTGTCAACAAATTGGTTTGGTTGATGCTTTAAATAAATCTCCCAATAATATACCAGTTGGTGAATTTACACAACCTACCCCTGCCATGCCAGCTGAATTGGTGATTCGTGACGATTCTGTGACATCTTATCGTAATTACTATATAAATAATAAGACACACCTTGCTAGTTGGAAAGGTAAGGTCAATTCTCGTAATCAACCGGAGTGGTATCATGCCTAGTTATGATTTTTTAAACAAAGAAACAGGTGAAGTGACAGAACACCGTATGTCTTATACGGTACTAGAACAATTCAAGCTTGACAATCCCCATTTAGAATTACATATCTTCTCAGAGAATCTACCAATCATGTCAGACGGTACTCGTTTATCGGTCCCTGGCATGGGTCGTGCCGATTCGTCATTTGAGAAGTATGTTATTGGTCGTATGAAAGAAGGTGTTGCTCAAAACACCATCAAAGACGGTCATAAAACTAAAGCACCAAGGGAGTGGTAAGCAATCTATTTTTAACTTAACTTGAGGTCTCAATGGCAATCAAAAGAACAAAAACCGAAACCCAATTTCATCCACATGATAAGGAACCAAAAGAAGTAAAACCAACCCAATCATTAAAGATAAGAATAGACGATTTAAAAACATTTCAACCTCTTACAGCCAATCAAAAGACATTCTTTGATGCCTATAAACGAGGTGATTATTTTGTAGCATTACATGGTGTGGCAGGAACAGGAAAGACCTTTATTGCCTTATATAAGGCCATTGAAGAAGTATTAGATAAGAGTAACCCATTTGATAAAATCATTATTGTAAGGTCATCAGTACAATCAAGAGAGATGGGACATTTGCCTGGTGATGTAGGCGAAAAGATGGAAATATTTCAACAACCATACATGCAGATTTGTGAGACTTTGTTTGGTCGTAAAGATGCCTATCAAAGGTTACATGAACAAGGTCATATCGATTTCATTTCAACCTCATTCATTCGTGGTATGTCATTCGATGATGCCATCATTATTGTAGATGAGTGCCAAAATCTTACATGGGAAGAATTACATACTGTAATGACACGGGTGGGATATAGGTCGAAAATATTGTTTTGTGGAGATTATAGACAAACGGACATTAACAAAAAGAAAACGGATATGTCCGGACTTTCAAAATTTTTAGATATTGCGGATTTGATGAAATCTCACACCAGAATTGAATTTACCGTTGACGATATTGTTCGTAGCAGTCTTGTTCGAGAGTGGATTGTTGCATCTATGGAATATGAAGATACCGCCGGCCGTTAAATGATTTTCTAAAGTTAGGTTTTGATAAATAAGTATATAACTTAACTTTGGAGTATATTGTGTATTATACAATTTATGAAACGATAAATTTAATCAACGGCATGAAATATATCGGTAAACATATAACCGACAATTTAGACGATGATTATATTGGAAGTGGAGTTTATCTAAAAAGAGCCATCAAAAAATATGGAAAAGAAAATTTCACAAAAAAAATATTATTCGTGTATACATCCGAAGATGATATGAATAACAAAGAAATTGAACTTGTGAATGAAAAGTTGGTTGAAAACCATTTATATTATAATTTAGCTTATGGTGGCCAAGGTGGCCAGATAATCTTAACCAAAAACCATCCATTATATGAAGAAACTTGTAGAAAAATATCGGAATCTAAACTAAAAACTTCCAAACAAATTAGTGAAACAGTAAAATCATTACACAAACAAAAAAAAGTTGGTATGTATGGAAAGAAACAAAGTGAGCATCAAAAAGAAACGGTAAGTTTGTTTTTAACAGGAAAAAAACAAACTGATGAACATGTAAAGAATCATAAAGAATCTTTAAAAAGAAAGTTTTCAGATCCAAATTATGTTCATCCAAACAAAGGTAAAAAGAAAAAAACTAAAGAGTGTGTGTATTGTAAACGAGAAATAGATAGTGGAAATTATGCAAGGTATCATGGTGATAACTGCAAATCTAAACAAAATGAATAGAAAATGATTAAAGATTTTATAGCGGCATATGAAAATGCCTACAGTAATCAATATTGCCAAGATGTAATTACATATTATAATAATTGTGAAAACGCTGGCATGGTTAGGAGTAGGCAAACTGATGAGAATGTTTCTAAAGATTTAAAAGATAATGATCTGTTAAATTGTGCTGGTGTTGATACTATCAATGCACAAGCAACACAAGGACTTCAACATCACTTCAATAAAATTTTATTTGAAAAGTATTTCAAAGATTACTCAGAAGAATTCTTCCCACTTAAACAAGGTCCTCAGTTGTATAACTTTGGTTTTAAAATACAAAAGACTAAAATAGGTGGTGGTTATCATGCTTGGCATTACGAGAATGGTTCCCGTGAGTACTCTTTAAGAGCCTTGGTTTGGATGTTATATCTGAATGATGTTGATGAAGGTGGTGAAACTGAATTTCTCTACCAACATAGAAGAATAAAACCTAAACAAGGTACATTGGTCATTTTCCCTGCCGGATTTACTCACACACATAGAGGCAATCCTCCCATCAGCAATAACAAATATATAATTACAGGTTGGTTGGAATATTAATTGAAAGTATATTATGAATCCGAAGGTTGAAGTTGTTGGTGGTGTAAATGAAACTATTGAAAATAAGCCGAAGAAATGGGGTGAGTGGCATTATTTTACTTCCGCTTTATATGGAATTAGAAAACCTGAGTTTCTCAATAAGGTTAACAAGATTTCAATGGAATATATTGAGCGCAGAAAAAGTTGTCAAGAATTAAACGAAATATATCCGGTTTACATGAGTGAAAATATGTTTGAAGATGAGAGACTATCTGATTTTTCAAATTTCATATTGTCAACATCACATGAAATTCTAGCATCACAAGGTTATAAAATGGATTTATTTGATGTATTCTTTCATGAAATGTGGGTACAAGAGCATCATAAATCTTCTGGCCAAGAACAACATATACACGGTGCAGGTTCCCAAATATCTGGATTTTATTTCTTAGAAGTTCCCAAAGATTCGTCTAGAGTTGTGTTGCACGATCCAAGACCGGCTAAAGTGTATGCGAACCTACCAGAAGAAAACCCAGGTATTGGATCATATGCCAGTCAAATGATTACTTTTACACCAGAACCTGGAGCAACGATGTTTACCAATTCTTGGTTACCACATTCTTTCAACAAAAATTCTTCAGACAAACCTTTCAGATTTATTCACTTCAATTTAGGAGTAAAATTGAAATCAAAGATTGAGGCTACTGTAGTATGAACAAATATCTTATTAGATTCAATAAAACCAGAGGACAAATAGGTCGAGGTAGTGAAGACCATGCGTGGCGAATATTTGAAAACGATAAAGAGTATATTGTTAAACATTTCAAACTTGAAAACTTGGAATGTCATGACGAAATGTCAGGTAACGGAATGGGCGGAGATGATTGGAATATCTGTTGTTATGGTTACATGACTCTCGATAGGGAAACTTCTACAGCAATTATCAGACATTATCCAGATTAATACATAAATACAGCATCAACAACTCAAATTAATAAATCATGTCTAGTTTCCTACCAGGTAGCGGTTCACTATCTTTGTCCAGTTTAAATAGTGAGTTTGTAAAAGGTTATTCCTTGAGTAATTACTATTCAGGAAACCTTCCAGCACACACATACGACCCAGGTGTATCAGGTAGTGGTTCTATAAGTTTGGGCAGTTTCTATGGATCAGGAATAACAACCTTTCAAAGTATTACTTACACCAGTTCTTCAGGCATTACCATTCCTAGTACAATGGTTGGCCAAATGAACGTATATGTTGCTGCAGGTGGAGGTGGTGGAGGTTATCAGTCTAATTATTGGCAGGATGATGGTGGATATGGTGGCCATGGAGGAATTGCCTCACAGTCCGTTTCTGTAACACCCGGAGCATATTATTCAATTACTGTTGGTGGTGGCGGTGCCACTGGTTACCATGGATATGGATATCCAGGGGATACATATGCTGACGGTTTTGGTGGTGCTGGTGGAGGAGGTTCTGCTGCACTTGGTGTATATGCTTCAGGTGGCGGCGGTGGTGGCGGAGGTACCAATGGTGCCGTTGGTGGTGGTGGAGGAAGTTCAGGTAATTTTGCAGGTGGTGGCGGCGGAGGTGGCTGGGGTGGCAGCGGTGGCGCAGGCACCGGATCAGGAAACTATTTGGGCTGGTGTGGAAGTGGATATGGAGGTGGAGGTAATCCGTCAACGGTTTATTACTGCCATAGTTATTATTATTCTTACTATTGTGGTTATAATGGTTCATGTGTCACACAATATGTGCAATGTTGTGGCTCTTATTATGCTTTATCTCCAGGCACACAAGGTGTTGTTATACTCCAAGGATATTGGTAAAAGGATATTAGATGTCAAATTATGCTGTTGTAATTAATAATGTAATAGAAAGTTTTATTCACATGACTCCGTATACATATGAAAATACGGATGCAAATTTAAAAAATCAGTTAATTGAAATGACACCCAACAGAGGTACTCTTGTTATAGGTGGCACCTATGATTCCAACAATGATATTTTTGTACCGCCTGCTCCTTATCCTTCTTGGACATTTGATAAAAATACAATGGAATGGATAGCACCTACACCAAGACCTGATGTAGATGGTTCACAACAATTTTCCTGGTCTGAAGCTGCTCAAAAATGGGTTGGAAATGGTAATCCGGTTAAAATGATTAACAAATAATTATAGATTATGTCAAAACCAAAAATAAAATTATTAGCAGTCAGTAATGTTTATAGTAGAATGATGTTTTTTGAGAAATCAGGAGATGTCGAAGAAGGTCACAAACACACACATGACCACGGTACACTAGTTAGTTCAGGTAGAGTTAAGGTTGATATTCTTGATGATGATAAAGAAACTATATTACATTCAAAAGAATATGTTTCTCCAACATTCATATATATTAAAAAAGATAACTATCATAGATTGACTGCATTAGAAGATAATACTGTTTGTACTTGTATACACGCACTAAGAACGGTTGATGAGGATATTATTGATCCTGATTTTTTAATTGATAATCAAGTCATTACACCCGAAAATAGTAAACATATATTGGTCGATATGATAAATGAGAAATATAATAAACCACATTTAGCTCCTGCTATTATTTCGAAAAAAGAGAATACCATTAAATGAATTTAACTACACAATCAACTATCGTATGGCTTACATATGATGACATGATGGATAATATTTCTTTCAGACTCGCTAGGTCTAATCAATTAAATATTATGATATCTATGAGTCAGACAGACGGAAAAGCCAACATCAGTAATACCACAAATACTGGCATTTTAAAATTTGTTGATGTAGAAAGTGCTCAGACATGGATTACTTTTGTTCAATCATTGGCAACTGAATATAATAAAAATATAGTATCCACTTCAGTTACTACCCTATAATATCTATTGACAACACATTTATTATGTGTTATATTACTTTATGTTTACATTTTGCCCACCTAAACCATTAGAAGAATTAAAATCTGAAACCGTTGATGGTAAAAGATTCTATACCTTACCTGATGGTTCAAAACTTCCCTCTGTTACTACCGTTCTTGGCGCCCAAAAGAAAGATGCCATCATTGCATGGCGTAAGAGAGTTGGTGAGGAAGCTGCCAATAAGATATCGAAACAAGCAACAGGTCGTGGTACTAATGTACATACATTATGTGAACGGTATCTAAACAATGAACCATTAGGTACCATTATGCCTGATGCTTTGGAAATGTTCCACTCATTGAAGCCAGTATTGAATAAAATTGATAATATTCACTATCAAGAATGTGCCTTATGGTCCAAACAGTTAGGAATGGCAGGAAGGGTCGATTGTATTGGTGAATACGAAGGTGTGCTGTCCGTGATTGACTTTAAGACCTCCAAGCGTGTTAAACTGATTACAGAGATTGAGGATTACTTCTGGCAAACTTGTGCCTACTCTTTAATGTATGAAGAAATGGTAGGAATACCAATTGACAATCTGGTAATTATCATGGCAGTTGAAGATTCTCCACCTCTGGTTTATAAACAAAATACCGCTGACCACATACATGGATTGGTGAAAGCGATTCAATTCTACCAAAAAACACTTGACAAAGCATAAATAATCCTTTATACTATCATTTAAAGTCGTAAATCAATCACCCTCCACAAATCAGAAGTACTTGGAGACCAAGACAACAGTTCATCGCTGTCGTAATCAAAAAGGAGATATGATGTTCGCATCAAAATCAAAAGCTATATTATTAACCTTGGCAATTTGTGTTGCCGTTTTTTCTATACCTTCAGTTTCACAAGAAATAACAGAGGCAGTCATCGAGCAACAAGTAGGTCAAGATTTCAATAAACAATTAAAATGCCTTACTGACAATGTTTACTTTGAAGCAGGTTCAGAATCATACGAAGGTAAACTTGCCGTTGCTCAAGTTACAATCAATCGTGCCAATAATCCAAAATTTGGTGGTACAATTTGTGAAGTGGTATATCAAAGAAGTTACGTCAACAAACTTTTGGTATGCCAGTTCTCATGGACTTGTATGAAGAATATGTTGGTACGTGATAAGTATGCCTATGAAGAAGCAGAAATGGTATCTCGTAAGGCCTTGACAGAACCAAACGTACATGATACAATCTCTAAGACTAATGCGTTGTACTATCACAACACACAGGTTGATCCAGGTTGGAACCTACAAAGGGTAACACAGATTGGTCACCACATATTCTATAAAGAGAAACACATTTAATTATGCCAACAAGAGATGAGATTAAGAACTTTAGTGTGTTAATTGAAGAAATGGCAATCAAAGAGAAGTTAGGACTTATGGATGCCATTTGCCAACATTGTAAAGAAACTGAATTAGAAATTGAAGTAGCTGCAACTCTGATTAGTTCGGCACTCAAAGCACGAATCAAAGAAGAAGCACAGAGTTTAAACCTCATCAAGAAATCGAGTAAACTACCGATATGAAAGTTATTATTGCTGGCGGCCGTGATTGTATTGAGTACAATTTACTATTGGATGCTATACAACAATCTGAATTTGAAATTACGGAAGTTGTCGGTGGTGGCGCTAAAGGTGCGGACGAACTTGGAATGATTTGGGCAACCAATAATGATATTAAGTTTACTAAATTTCCGGCAGATTGGAATAAAAATGGTAATGCTGCAGGACCAATTCGTAATCGTCAGATGGCAGGATATGGTGAGGCATTGATTGCTTTATGGGATGGTAAATCTCGTGGCACTAAGAACATGATTGAAGAAGCAACAAAGAAAAATTTGAAAGTTTTTATTAAATATTATAAGAAATAAAATTTTGTAGGATTCTTTTTTATTTTCCTAGACATATAAAAAATATTATGGCCATAATATTCAGCTGCACAAGTTACAGACTCAAATATGCCATTAGGTGTCATAATTCTTTTATTCAATTTTTTATTGGATATACCAGTTTTTGACTTTGATATTCTATCTTTAGATTCTTTAGAATGTGACTTACCTAACCTAGGCAAGTCAACCCTATTATTTCTAGATTTTTTTAGGTTATGTAGATGTTCTTCAGTTCTTGTAGGTTTGGATTTACCTTTTAGAGCTAGTGATATATTGGTTTTATGTTCTTCAGAAAATTTTAAATTTTTCCAAGTCCATCCTGAAGATTTATCAAAAGGTACTATATCCGGTTCACCATAATATTCGTTTGAATTGTATTCTACATCAAATATTTCACATAATGACTTGTTTAGTTTTGAATATATACTCATGCTGGCATTCCTTTACAATGTTAGAGTGGGTGGATATTCCCGTATCGTGACCCACACCTATTTATAATATATTATGACTGAAATTAAAGAAAATTCTGGATATACCGCATTTATGCTGTATAACTCACTCAAACTACATTTTACTTCCAAGAGTTATGATTTCTTTAAATACCACGGAAAAACCAATGTTAGTGCTGTGACTTTCTTGAAACGTAAGGACAAATACCAATTTTATAAGCTTTCACGCAAGTACACTATCGAAGAATTAAGAGACTTCTATGTTGCCAATTTTTTAGAAGGTGATAAATGGGTTGGTGATATGTTGAAAGATGGTGAGGATGTTTACCTAAAATGGCAGAAAACTCAACAGAGCTTGACATATACATTTAATAATGATATAATCTACTTGTTATCGAATGGTGGTACACCTGATGAAATGTTGACAGTTAAACGGAATGAGTATCCAATCTTAATGAAATTGGTACAGTTGAAACAGGTTTCACTGGAGACATTGGTTATACTGAATGATTTATTAAAATTCTTCCCCATGTGGGACAAAAAGATTGATGATGATATTATTTGGCCTGATTTCAAAATGAAATGTGAGAAGTATTCACCATTCCTCAATTACGATAAAGAGAAGTTTAAAGCAATATTGAAAGAAAAGATTAAAGAACATGCAGAAGCCTAAAATTAGTTGTATCTACTTAGACATGGATGGTGTGATTGCTGATTTCTACAAACGATATTTTGAGTTGTATAAAATGGCACCAAGAGATGCTGAGAAGAAAAAAGAATTCAACAAATACTTTGATGCCTTTATTGCTTCTGGTGAATTTGCTACATTAGATTTGATGCCAGGTGCTATGGATGGTATTACATTCTTACGCAAGGCATCAGTACCAACACAGATTCTATCTTCTACAGCAAACCAAGAACGATATGATGCTATTTCAAAACAGAAATTAGTATGGTTACAGACACATGGTATTACATTCAAACCAAACTTTGTACCAGGTAAAAAACACAAAGTAGAATATGCAGCACCAGATAAGATTATCATTGATGATACTGAATCTGTAATTGATGATTGGACCAAAGCCGGTGGTATTGGTATTCTTCACAAAGATTGGCCAACAACATTGGCAATATTAGGACTATACGTTTGACAACGCCTAAATATTATGATATAGTAGTTGATTATGAGCAGTACTTGATAGTAGTTTATATTCCGTTTATCCTCCGTTTATACGAAAGGCAGTAAAATATGAGTTTCGCAAATCTAAAACGCCAATCTGGCAACCTCGACAAACTTTCCCAAAAGATTAAAGAATTAAGTGTATCACCTGAGGGTGGCGCTGAGAAAGATAATAATTTCTGGCGACCTGAAGTTGATAAGGCAGGCAATGGTATGGCAGTATTCCGTTTCCTTCCCGCCTCTGAAAAGGATGGTGATGATGCTTTGCCTTGGGTTAAGATTCATTCCCATGGCTTCCAAGGTCCTGGTGGATGGTTGATTGATAACTGTCTCACTACAAAGAACCAACAATGTCCAGTATGTGAGCACAATTCTACATTATGGAATTCTGGCATTGAAGCAAACAAAGATGTGGTACGTAAGCAAAAGCGTAAGTTGAATTACATTGCTAACGTGTATATCATCTCTGACCCTAAACATCCTGAGAACGAAGGACAAGTTAAATTGTTCAAGTTTGGTAAGAAAATCTTTGATAAGATTTCTGAAGCGATGAACCCACAGTTTGAAG